ACCGCTAACAATTTTAGCTGTTGCAGTATATGTAGAACCATCGGTAGAAAAAGGAATTTGACCAACAGCAGAAGGCGATGCTAAAAGTTGTGATGTTAAAGCAACAGTTCCGCTTGTGGCTGGTAAGGTCAATACAGTAGTACCAGCAACGGCTGGTTCTTGTAATGTAACGCTACCTGATGTGCTTCCTTGAAGAATGATGCTCATGTCTTATCCTTATAGAACTACCCAACGACTACCAGAACTTACAGTAACAGTAACTCCACTATTAACTGTAACAGCACCAGTACTCATTGCATTTTGACCAGAAGCGATTGTGTAGTTTGCTGCGATGGTTGCACTATTAGCAATGATTCCATTCGTAGCAACTAACTGAGAAGCCTTTAATTCACCAGTGCTTGGCTTATATAGTAACTTAGCATTGGATGTATATACGGTTGTAGGAGTTCCACTAGTTGCAGCAGCAAACATTGGATATAAATCACTAGCCGTAGAAGTATCGTTGCTAAGAGCTGCACCACCAGAAACACTAGCAGTAGAAAGACTTGTAATTAAACCCTTAGCAGTAACTGTGATGACTGGAATTGCAGTAGAGCTTCCATAAGTATTAGCAGTTACACCAGAATCATTTAAGCTAATTGCAGGAGTACTGCCACCACTAGAAGCAATCGGAGCAGTTCCTGTTACTGAAGTTACACCAGAAGCAGGGAGTGCAGAAGAAGTCCAGCTAGTACCGTTACCAATAATAGCGTAGTTGTTGGTAGGAGTTAACCCAGCAATCGTAGCTAAGTCAGCATCGTATGCTTGGACATTCGTACCAATTGCTAATCCTAGGTTAGTACGAGCAACACTAGCGTCAGGTAAGTCAGATAGGTTATTTGCTTTAGCTAAGAAAGATGAACCAGCAGCGTAGGCATCTACCCACACAGAGCCAGTATATACCTTCATTGATCCCAAAGAACTATTAAAGTAAAGTGCTCCAGCAACTAAGGCATTACCATCATTATCTACTGAAGGATCAGAAGTCTTAGCTCCTAAGTACCTATCATCAAAGTTATCGTATGCTGTTAGGGTTTGATCTCTTGCTGTCTCAGCAGCAGTCTGAGCATTAGCAGCGTTAGTCGCTGAAGTAGCTGCGTTGCTTGCAGAAGTACTTGCATTAGAAGCAGACGTAGAAGCAGCAGTAGCTGAGTTACTTGCGTTAGTTGCTGAGGTACTTGCTGCGGAAGCAGAGTTACTAGCGTTAGTTGCTGAAGTAGACGCAGCAGATGCTGAGTTAGAAGCGTTTGTAGCGGATGTAGAAGCTGCACTTGCAGAACTTGCAGCGTTAGTAGCAGCAGTTTCAGCGTTGGTCTCTGCTGTTTCTGCATTAGTCTCTGCAGTCTCTGCATTAGTCTCTGCAGTCTCAGCGTTAGTCTCTGCTAATTCAGCAGCTACTTGTGCTGCCTCTGCAGCAGCCTGTGCAGCTATAGCAGCATCTTTAGCAGCGAGGGCTAATAAGACTTCACTAGAAGCGTCTCCTACAGCGTCCCCTGCACCACCTGCTCCTCGGTAGATAGCCAAAATTTATCTCCTATATTTGTTTAAATACACTCAGCGAATGCACTTAAAAAAAGACTCCCCAGCCGAAACTGGGAAGCCTAGGAACTACTATTAAGCGTTTACAGCTAATACAAAACCAGTCTCAGGACGTACTACTTTAACACCGTAGAGGGTGTCAGCAGTGTACAGAGTGGATAAATATTCCTGTTTATATTGCGTCTGTGAACGAACAGACATTTGCTCAGCAAGAACCATGGTATCTTTATGAGCCAAAATAGCTGCCTTGATGTCGCCACCAGCGGTTGCTGTATTTTGAGCATCGGTCTCGATAACTGGGCTGTTGCTTGTTACATAGATGTCGATACCATAAAGCGTACCGATTTGACCATTTTGAACACCACGACCATCAACGAAGTCAGAGCTGTTGTAACGATCAATACCCATGATAGCTGCACGTAGTGATGGAGGAATTGCAAAGAAGCGACCATCCATTGGGGTATCAGCATCGTCCATCAACTTGATCAAGGCACGGAAGCCAGCGTCAGTGAATACGTCAGCAGGAACTACAGTGTCTTCAGCGTAAGCTGTGAGACCAGTAGAAGCGTCGATGTAATAGCTGGTGCTGTGTGTCCAGTCAGAAGCGTCACCGTTACCAAAGGACTTGCCTAATTGGAACAATGTGTCGTCAACTTTCTTAGCCAAAGCGTAACCAGCATCTTCGGTGTAGAAGCGACGGAGTGATGCCAAAGCCTGAACTTCAACGATGTCCTCGATGAAACGTGAGTACTCAAAGTGCTGGTCAATCGAGACTAATACTTCGGTCTCGGTGTCAGCTTGGATGGTAACTGCTGTGTTTGCTGCTTTAGCTGTTGCTACGCCACGAGTTGGCTTAGGAATATGAAGAGTATCGCCCTTCTTACCACGCATCGTCATTTTATTGACGAGGTTTGCCAATACTAGGTTTTTCTGATATGCAGCGATTACTTCGTCAGACCAGATTTCTGGGATAAACTTGTCTGCTGCTGTTTTGTTGACAATAGATGTACTACCGCCGGGATATGCTGCTGTTGCCATTTTATAAATCTCCTAAATTAATAAGTTTAACGGACTCGCCCTTCGGCATAAGCTGCAAGAATTTCATCTTGCAAAGCCATATAACGATTTGGGTCTGTCATTTTCAATTTGATAAGGTCAGCTCTTCGATAGACCTTTCTACTACTTTCTCCAGTACCACCAACATCAACCGAAGCTGCCCGTAATGCTGTATCTTGAGCTTTAGCTTGTGTTTCTGCTGCTTGTGTTTTAACTTGTGCAGTCTGAACTGATTTAATCGCCTTGTAGGTGCTTAAAAGTTCATCAGCCGAGTTAAAGTCAAATTCAGCGTCAGCTTTTGTAAACAAATCAACACGAATTGGACTTGCTTTGATCCATTCATGGAATTCAGCGTTTTGCGCTATATCCATAAAGTCGGGATGCTTAGACTGCAGTTTCTGTGCAGTTTGCATTCTCTTTAATTCGAGTGAGGCTTGTTTAGCTTCAAGTACTGCTGGGTGCTGGTCTACTGTTTTTAGAACAGCCTGTCTGGGGTCAGCAAAGAAATCTTCTTCTTGAACTGTTTCAGCCGGCTTGCTTTGCTGTTTAGTTTCGAGTTGTTGCTTGAGGAGCTGATCTGCTAAGCTACGAACCTCATGAACCTCTTGGGCTTGTCTACCAATTAACTTCTCAGCCTCTTGGTGCATCTTTACGATGTCTTCAACTGATTTACCTTTATACTTCTCAGGTAAGTCTTCAGCTTTGGGTTCTTCTGTAGGTGCTGTCGTCGGAGTCTCTTCTTGAGGTTGGTCCGCCGGTGTATCTATCTGATCAAAGTTTCCTTCTAGCAGTTCTTCTTTTTCAACAAAATTTGCAGCCATATATTGCTCCTGTCACAAAGTGATTGTAGGATTTATAAAATAACAAAGGTGCTAATGCAGTATCTTTGTCACGAGTTGAGCTTACGCTCTCTAAGGCGTTTTTCTTCACGCTGTCTAGCCCACCTTGCTGTTGCTTGCGGATGATCGCCAGAAACAGGATCGAGACTAATACGGGGTGCAGAAATCTGCCTGTGTGCGTCTTTACCGCACAACCAACAAGGAACTGTGGCTACCTCATAACTAACCAAGTTTTCCTGCAGGTGGTCCTCTTCACAGAGGAATTCATATAGCCTACGAGTCATCCTGAGCATCTCCCGATGAGTCTTTTTGCAATGCCTCGTAAGCCTGTTCTGTACTTTCTTTGAGAGTTAGAACCCATTGAAGGATGTCTAATTGCCCTTTACGAAAGAATAGATCAATTTCGTTTTGAATCGGAGCTACTTTATTCACCGCATCGAATATTCCTTGAACATCCTCGATGAATTGTTTCCACCCAACCGTAGTCATCGTGGAAAATCGCTCTTCATAGTACTTTTCTAATTGTTTATCCACAGTTTTCTCCTTTATTGGGAACTGTGTTGCTTGGTAACAACACTATGGCAATACTACCACAGTTTTGTTAAAATGTCAAGCACTTTTTGATTGTTTTTGCAACATTTGTAGCGTAGCGATACGTTCGTTGCTCTTAATATCTTCTTCTTTTAATGCTAATTCAGCAATCTTAGCTCTTTGAGCGAACTCTCCTGAGCTGTCTTGACCACGAATATTCTGGCTTAGACCGCTAATAATCTTCGCTTGCGTCTCTTGTGGCATCAATTGAGCCTCAACCACATCTTTCTGAGCAGAAGCGTTGTTTCTAGTGGCTTCGGACTGTAATTTAGCGATTTCAGCCTGTGCTGCAGTGATTTGGAGCTGTGTATTAGCCTGTTGGAGCTGTTGTTGCTCTGGGTTAGGCTGCATCATAGCGTCTAATTGCTGGATCATATCTGCTCTATTTGGTAGACTAGAACTAGCAATAATGCCTTTGAGGATCATTGGCAATACTGGAGTGTCGGGACCGAGAGTCTGTAGCAATGCGATAAGTTGTTGTTGCTCGTATTCACGGGCAATGATGCCTAGTGTAGCCATTGGAATAAACTTAAAGTCTGCTGCAGGATAACGCTCAGGATCAAACTGCATGAATCTCCACGCTGCCTTACGAATCAATGGCACGAGGAAGTCTTCTTGGAAGTTTGTTAGGGTACGCTTGTACTTCTTGATAATACCAGCAATCGACATTGAGAACTGAGCAGCCCCGTCACGGGTAAACTGTGTTGGTTGACCAGAAGCATCGACAGTACCGGTAGCCTGTAGCAGCATTCTTTCAAAGTTCTGGCTAATAGCGAGGTTGCCGGGATCAGTAGAACCGAACTTAAACGGGAACAGGATCTCTGCTGGGTTGCCATTGGTAAGGATTGCTTTACCGGGCTTGACTTCAAACTTAGCGCCACGAGGTAGACGAGTAGCATCCATTGCAATCATTGGAGCCGTTGTCAAGGCAAGGCTATCTAGGTGACTACGCAACTGAGCGTCAATGCCCTTTTGCATATTGTAAGCCTTCTCGACTGTGCCACGACCCCAGAAGCGGTTCGGTACTGTATCATCCTGATATGCTACGACAGGACGATCCTTCATCATGTAAGGCGTTTTCTCTGCCTTGAGTAGTAGGTCGCCATTAGCAATAACAACGATGGCTTCGACGAGGTCGCTATACTGATCCGCAGTGCTATCCTCCGGAAATAAGTCAACAACTTCTTCACCTTCTTTGTTCTCCAATTGCTCAATGTATTCACGAGGTACTAATCCATAATATTTCAAGAGTACTACTTTGTCATCGGTATACTGGATTTCTTCTTGTGTTGGCTCTAGGTCATCATCTTGTCCGTAGGGTTGGATGTCTACTTTACGATAGATACCCTTTTCCATACCAGCAACAACCTGATGAATTGAGACATAAGACTCTACTGCAACTCCCATTGCGTCATCAACCGAAACAGCATTGGGGTCAATTAAGAAGTTCTTAGGATTAATAGGATTTAACTTAATGCAAGTGTAATCCTTTTCCATCACGCCATATGCGGCAGTACCGTCAGCCATTGGCATTGTTTGTGGATACATTTCTGTTTTCTTAGAAACAGACAACTCACCGATACCAGTACCATAAATCTCAGCCATTAACTCAACTTGAGTAATAGCCTTCTTGATATTCTCTTTCTCTAGGTCTTCTTTGAGCTGGAGTTTAATTGCTTCCACATCGAAGCGTTGTTGATCCACAAGGTCATCAGTGATGTCAAACCATTCTCCATTTCCGAATATAGCTTCGCATATCTCTGCGTGTCTTGTTTCCACAGCTTGCTGAGTCGCTGGGGAGATAATACGGCTGCGTTCAGATTCTCTAGTACGGTCTTCTGCAGCCCACTTGCCTCTAAATATTCTTTCATATTCTTTCCATTCTACAAGATAATTATCATCACGATGATCACGCCAGCGATCACAGTGACTGACAACGAACTCAACAATCTCTTTGTCTGATTCGGTTGGTTGGTCAAACTCGTTTTGTGAGAGTTCTTCTTTTTGAAATTCTGCCATGATTTTCCTTACTTAGTGGTATCGCCAAAGGGATCAGTGTAAAACGGAGATACTGGTTCTACTTGCATAGGTCGTTTTAAATACTGCTGTAAACCCATTAACATTTCTTCTTGCTGTGGAGTATAAGCACCAGCCCACTCATTATTACGGTCTGGGGCAAGAAACCCACGCAAATACGCATCTTGTCTGCTAATACGGAACCAATCTTCAAAAGATCGTGTTTCTTTATTTTCTTTCTTGGCTCTTTCGTAAGCTGCTTTATCAATTGCTAGTTGTTCAGGTGTTAAAGAACCAATAATTGTTTCTCTAGCTTTAGCAAACTGAGGATCAACTTCTGGTAGATAATGAAGCATATCGCCAAAAATAGCTCGTTTTAATTCATCGCCTTTTAAGTCTTTGGAGAATACTTCTAAAGTAGGTACTCCCGGATTGGGATTATATTTCTCATCAGGGCTATAGAATTCTATTACTCCGCCATACGGAGATTTTTTACCACGAGAATCAATTACCTTAAACGGGTATTGATTCAGTATTGGGTATTCAGCGTAGATTTGTTTTAAAATGTCTTCCATTAGTATCCGCTTATTACATCTAAAGTTTGATAAGGCTCGTCTTCGTAATCCTGCTGATAGCTAGTCAAAGCCATCTGATCAACATACGCCAGTGCGTCCACAAGGTCATCATGGACATTAGCGGTAGGGAACTGGAGTAACTGATCTACAAACTCTTTCCAGTCTTCTTCTTCGTTTAGGGTAATCCTACCGTGTTCGAACCTACCCTGTAACGCCCAAGCTATTCGCTCGGTCTTTTTCTTGTTGCCGTGCGTCAAATCCGTGATATGGAAATAGACATTGTTCTTACGCATCAAATCGTTTAAGTAGGGATGCACTGCATTCTTTAGCGCCCCTCGTTCAATGCCTACAGCCATCGGCTGGTATTCTTGTACAAGTCGAAGTATCTTTCCCGCTGTCTCTTTAATGTCCCAACGACCATGTACAATCTTCTCAACGAACCAATCTCCAGTGTCTTCTACTTTTACAATTGCAATAGCGGATTCGTCTAAGCGTTTCTTTGTAGCGCCAGCGTTCTTCGCCACCTCTTCAAATCCTGCCAAATCGATAGCGATAATGTAGTCCCCGTACTGCGGGGCTTCGCCATACTTAATCCATTCTTCCTTGAAGATTTCTTGACCGGCGTTGTCAAAAGATGCTTCGTACTCTTGCTTGAACGCAAAAGACGAGAGCGTCTTCCTTGCTGCGTCCACCTCTTTCGGGTCAATCGTCTCATTATCTTTAGTGGTGAAGTGCCATGCTTTCCATTCTTCGTCTTCTTCTTCCATCCCTAGTTTATACATATCGTAAAACCAGTTACGCCCTGACGGAGTGGAAATGAACATAGCCTCTCCTTTTTTATCCGACAGAGAAGCACGAACAATCTTCTCCCACGTCTCCTGCTTAATAAACGCACACTCGTCTAGGACTGCGTAATACAGACTCAGACCACGAAGGGTATCACTGTTGTCTGCACCACGAACATGAATCTTACGACCATTCACCAAGGTGATGTCCAGATTGTTAATGTGAGCAGACTTAATAACAGGTCTACCAATCTCTAGGAGGCTATCCCAGATGATTTGTCTGGACTGTCCTAGGGTCGGGGACACATACAGCACTGCAGACCCTTCGGGAGCCTCTAATGCCTTTATAATGAGCATCATGGTAGCGAGTCTGCTTTTGCCACATCGCCGCCCTGCTGCTATCACTTTAAAGCGAGTCTTATCCTTAAAGACCTCTTGTTGCCACTTTAACAACTCAAAGTTAAGACTCGTCACTGTCAACCTCACCCATGTCTACGACATTGGCATCTACGCTAGGACTATTCAGTCCAGTGATGTTAATGCTAATTTGCGGTGATTGTCCGCTGTTTTTCGCCGCATCGAATACCGACAGCGGTAAGACACGATCAACGCACATCTTTAGTGCAGCGATTTGATCCTTATCGTTAGGATCTAATGCTTTGTGAATCAATGTCTCAATTATCTTATCTCCGGAGGTTCCAAGCAATCTGGCTTTGAATTCAGCAATTCGTGCTGAGTCTCCGGCTGGTCTTCCGACCTTACCTCTATTACCTTTTTTCTTAGCCTCGATGTCCTTCTTTAGGGGACGACCTAACTTACGACGTTGTATCTTAGGGCGAGGAGGTTTCTCTAATACCTCGGTGGTAACGACATGGGGAATACTATTAGACATTGTCTTTTTCCTTACGGGAGACATTCTATATAGAAGGTTTTCTATATGATTTATTTATATGGTTATTAGCTATACAGACACAGAGACCTGTAGTCATGCTAAAGAGTGCTATAGCACCGCATCAGATGTCTAGAGACTGTATCGAAGTTTCCCTAACACTTCGTTACCAGCTTCTACATAGGTAGAACTATATCATACTTTTTCTTTTTTGTCAAGTACTTTATTGCTTTTTTTCTTTGGAGAGCACTTAACTATAGCGACCCTATGGTGCGCAGATTCCACTCTAGAGGCTACTTAGACCAGCCTACGACTGTGTCCCTTTTCTGACTACTCTGTCCCTATTTATTTCTTCTTTTGTTATCAGGGACTTACATTGCAGTGCAATATAGTCTATTTTTACTATTTTATATGCTTGTTTTTACTCTTTTGTATGCTATAGCGGCTACAGCAAATTACTGTCACTACACAGACCCCTCCCCCCCGATAGCGAAAAACTATCGATTTTATAGATCTTCATAGGTTTTGACTATAATAGCTTAAAAGTTAGGGAATGAGGGCTTAGGGTGCACCTATATATGCACTATCAAGCATATATCAGATTCTATATATTAGACACCTAGTATATTACTAAAGATTCTATGCAATATCTCTAAAACTATGATCCATAAGCTAATTAAGGGCTTAGAATCGATAGTGCCAATATCGGCATATTCTATAAAGGGTTTTATATGAATCAATACACTAAAGATAAGTTATGGAATGTAGTGTTATTCCTATGTGTGGCTTATGTCATTATTCAAGCTGTAAGAGCTGTCATTCATTCTATCTAATCAACTTATAAAGGATTTAATACCATGAATTTAATTCAAACTTATAAACACTATAAAGACAATTACAGATCAGAGCATGCGAAAGAGCAGATCAGAAACCGCATGAAAGACAATGTTGCAGGGCATAGAAAATATCATAGGGACATTGGCTGTGCCTTATCTGCTGTCTTGAATCGTAAAGTATTAAGAAAACAATTTGCTGTCCTATTCTCGCAAGCTGTAAAGGATAACGATCAGGATCGAGCATTAGAGTTAATAAACGATTATGACTATCGAATTATTAGATCCTCTATGAATGATGTAATCGATCTATTTAATACTAAGTTTAGCTATGAATTTGGAATTTGTGAGGATTGTGGATTAATCGAGATCGATAGCGAATTTCATAGTGCCTATGATGGAGATAGAGCCGTATGTAATTCATGTTTCGAGGAATATTACTATCATGATCGATCGGGGCAATATGTCCATCAAGATGATGAAAACTATTCAAGTGATGATGATGACGAAGAATCGGGGATCATAGGTGAATACCATTCTTCAAGCGAGAATCTAGGCAAAATCCCGTCATTATTCGATAAACGAAAATCTCAGATATTCCTAGGTTTAGAATTAGAAATTGAAGTAAACGAAGATTATTCGAGATCCGATAAAGCAGAAATCATTTTAAGCAATATTGGCGTATATACAGATAATAAAAATGATCGATATACATATTGCCTAGCAGAAGATGACGGGTCATTGAATCATGGGTTTGAATTGGTAACGGGATATACAGGTTTAGATGTGCATGAAAAGCAATTAGCATATTTCAAAAAACCAATTCGAGGATTAAGATCCCATGATACTTCTACCTGTGGTTTACATATTCATATTGATAAAAGGAATATGACATTAAATCATGCGACAAAAATGATTCTATTTATGAATGATTCGGGTAATCAAAAGCTGATTAAAACAATAGCTAGAAGATCTAGTAATAGATTTTGTAAAGTATTAAACAAAAAAGCAGATTATCAATGGCTCAAATCTGCTAAACGCTCAGGAGATCCCTTAAGACAATTAAATGATGATAGATATGAATGTCTTAATTTTCAGAATGACAATACTATTGAATTTAGATTATTCAAAGGCACTCTAAAATTTGAATCAATAATGTCTTGTTTAGAATTTACCTATGCGACATGGTTTTTTTGTAAAGATAATGGGTATCAGGATCTCACAATAGAAAACTTCATTAAGTTTATATGTAAGCCCGAAAATAGATCAGATACTAAGTATTTAAGGGCTTATCTAAAATCACATTTATTTGATGTGCCAGAATTGGATAAACCAAACCCAAGAATTGAAAATAATCAATTATCAACAGTAGAAATTTAATTTAATCAACTTATAAAGGATTTATATATTATGTGTTTACTTATTACGCAATCGAAAATTAGCCCGAAGTTATCCCATGAATGGCTTAAGGATTTTTATTCTTACAATGCTGATGGAATAGGCGTTATGAGATCTAAAAATAATCAACTAATTATTGAAAAGATATTACCTAAAGATTCAGATGATTTTATAAACTTTTATGAAAAGCATATTTTTGGATTTGATTGTGCATTTCATTTAAGAATGAAAACTCATGGCAATATTGATTTAATCAACTGTCATCCATACGAAGTATTAAATAAAGCAGATCATGGATTAGATTTATGGCTTATGCACAATGGGATTTTGCATACAGATAATAAAGATGATTTATCCAAATCTGATACATGGCACTATATTAAAAATTACTTAGTGCCTATGCTCGCTAAAAATCCCGATTATGCTTTTACAGAATCATTCAATGAAATAATCTCGGATCATATTGGCACAAGTAATAAATTCGTGATTATGGATAACTTAGGACGGCAAGCTGTCATAAATCAGGATCAAGGCGTTTATTGGGCTGGTTTATGGTTATCCAATACTTACGCTTGGAGTGCCAGCAATACAGCAAAAGCTAATCCCGAAAATGATTTAAGTTTATGGGAAAGCCAGATTTTAGAAAATCCTGATAAACCTAAAATCAATTCTTATTCCTATGATTACAATTCTTATAATTATGGTTATGGTAATTATTCAAGCTATGGATCTAAAAATAGTATTGATAATGCTAATGATTATGTAGATCGAGAATTAGATCTCGCTGTGAATGATTTTTTTGATCTCGGATACGATAAAGCAGGATCACTATCATATACGCAAGCAAAAAGATTTATATCTAGATTCGGATTAGCTAGTTTTCAGGATCTAGCAATTATGGTTTTGGATAATCAAATTGATGAAAATACTTTTATCAGATCTATATCTGATTTTGCATACGCAAAAAATATATTCGATTGGTTATCTAGCGAAGAATCTAAAATTGCAAGGGCAGAAAATGAGATCGCTTATTTCTAGGATCTATGAATTTTTTATGCGAATCCGATTATTGATCTTATTAATATTCCTTTATTAGATCTATAAACCCTTAAACCCTTTGCCCTGATCGCTGTATGGATCAGGGTTTTTTATTGCCCTAAAGCCCTGTATTAAAGCCCTATGCCCTATTCATACCTAATCAATGCCATTTATAAGCCCTTAAAACGCTCTCTATGGCATTAAAATAGGGTCAAATGAATCAGGGTATCAAAAATAGCTAAAACGGCTCAAAAGCCCTAAAAATGCCCTTAAAATTGAATTAGGGTTTACCCTAGGTTTACAGCTCGAGATTTTTACATATTTTTCATATTATAAAATGTTTCTCATTATATACAATTTCCCACTTATATGACTAGAATGGTGACTTAAGCGGTGACCTAAATGGTAGGCTAAGGTGACCTCAATGGTGACCTAAAGGGTGACCTAAATGGTGGGTTAGGGTTTATCCTAATGTTGACAAATAAAATTTATGTAATACTGAGATCGTTGTAACTAACCTGAAAGGAAATTATGAATACTAATATTGAAAACTTATCTAATAATGAATTAAATGAGATAAAAGCTTTTGTTCGAGGGTTGATTGAGGGTATTAAAGATACTAATAAACCAGAACGAGTAGATTTTATCTTAGAAGATTATTGGAATTCTTGGGATCACACTATTGATATAAATATTTGGATTGATGAATCAGATCCTCAAAAGTATTTATGCACTTTGTATCCTGTTTTTAACAATATACGGGATGATGAAACATTTCAACGCTTAGATTATTTGAAAGGATAATAAATGAAAAAGAACAAGTACCGAGTATTAGCAAGTTATCGTGCTTATGTATATGCTGATATCTATGCAGAAAATATAGATGAAGCTAAAGAAATTGCTCATAACATGGATGGTGGAGATTTCCACGAAAGTGAATTCGGTGATTGGAATATTGACGAAGTTGTAAATACTGAAACTTTAGATAAAATGTTTAGAAAGGAGAATCATGTTTAAATTACTAGCTTTCCTGACCTCAATGGTGGTTTCAAGCGGAGTCTATGCTTGTAAAACTGTTATTATTGACACACCCAAAGGCACAGCAGTATGTTATATTTGTGCTGATGGTAAAATTATTACTTGCGATAAACTCTAGGAGAAAATGATGCACTGCACAGTATGCGATAAATTACTTAATGACTACGAGGCTACTCGGAAAACCCTTGACGGCAAATACTTGGATATGTGTCAAGACTGCTACACAGGTTTAGAGATCTTGATTCCAACAATCGACAGAAAAGACCTGTTGCATGAAACCGAGATGCCTAGCCCTGACGATGAATATGATTATTATCAAGATTCTGTTGATTTAGATGACTTTCATGGTGATGTCTATGCAGATCGTTAGAGCACTAAAGACCTTTATAGATAATATAGTTATATTATTTAGATTATTATTTAAACTCTAAAGCTCTAGAGATCTAAAGAACAATGCAGAATCTATATAGTGAGGGTAGCATACTTTTATGATTCTGTCAATAGCAAGTGTTGTTTTTATGTCATTGTATTTATTATTAATCTATGATATTGTCTGAACTACAAGGAGGATTTATGCACCATAACGAAGAAGCAAGATATCATTTCATCATGATGGACTTTGTCGATCTAATCGGTGATTATGGCTACGATAAGGTCATGGACGACTTATCTACGGCTATCGCTGACAAGGTCAATCGCTTAGTCGGTAGGGCTGTTGCAGAGGAGATCGATGAAACTCCGTTTTGAGGTCAGGGACGAATACAACGATATTGTGCGGTGCTTTGCTAGTAAGCAAGAGGCACAGGCGCATTGTAAGTTAGATCCTAGTTTCTATCTCAAAGTCAATCAGCAAGTCAAGCCAAACCCGTTCAAAGAGGCTTGGGAAAGGTTAGGCGAATGTCTATTTTGATGCGTGGTTTTGTTATATCAGCGTTCTTCTTCGGTATCTTGGTCGGCTATGTTGCTGGTCGTATGGAATGGGCGCATGAGGACTGTTATGACGCAACGGGCAAGTATCAGCGTTATGAGGCTTGGTTAAGTGTTAAGAATGGGATTTATCGTTGTTTTTGGATTGAGCAGGAGTTCCCGCACCGTGTTAGGGTGCAGGGTGTTATAGATGTAAGGTAACATTATCGTTACATTATAGCCTATAAGGATACATTTATGTTACATTTTACAACTTAGGAGGATTTATGACAAAGTATTATGATTTAAGCAATGCGTTAGATACGCTAGAATTTCAGATGCAATCGTTTACGGCTGTATTAGAAACATTGGCATCGGCTGATCCTGATGATCTCACTAGCGGCACGATGTGGTTCATCCACGACACAGTAAAACGCTATCAAGATCAGATTAACCTAATTTCAGGTCAAGCGATGATGGCTCATATTGATGCACAAGAAACAGAAACTAAGAAAGGTAAGAAGAAATGACATTATTACAACTACCAAAGGTTATTGAAGCGGTGAATGAACTTGGTCAAGAGATTCAGGCATTAAAAGACAAGGTCAATGCACTTGAAAAACAGATTGAACTAGCAAAGACCATTAAGGAAACCAAAGTAAATGCTAATGCAAAAACAAAGTAAATTTATTAAGCATATAGCTTGTGAGAAGTGTGGCTCAAGCGATGGGAATGCTTTATACGATGATGGGCATACACATTGTTTTGTATGTAATGCTTATGTCACAGGCGATGGAGTTGTCATTTACGATACTAAACCCATGAATAAAGATCTAGAGTTTTACCAAAAATCTGCAACAAGTGCTATTTCTGAACGGGGTATCACTTCTGCGGTATGTGTGAAGTATGGAGTCAAGCAAGAAAACAATAAGCACCACTATCCTTATTATGACGCTAACAGTAACTTGGTTGCCGTCAAGACTAGATTGGTGGCGAATAAAAATTTCTTAATCGCAGGTGACTTCAATGGTGCGACATTGTTCGGGCAACATTTATTCTCTAAAGGTGGTCGCTACATTACCATCTGCGAGGGTGAATTAGACGCTCTGTCAGCGTTTCAAATGATGGGGGCTAAATACCCTGTCGTATCGGTCAGAAACGGCGCACAGGCTTCTTTAAAGGACTGTAAAGCCCAATACGAATACCTTGACTCATTTGAGAATATTGTTCTTGCCTTTGATGTTGATGAAGCTGGGCAAAAAGCATCTCAGGCGGTAGCTGAGTTGTTTGGCGGTAAAGTGAAGATTATGAAAATGCGGACAGGCTTGAAAGACGCATCTGATTATCTACAACGAAAAGCCGATTCCGCTTTTATTGAAGATTGGTGGAAAGCTGACCCTTATGTGCCTGATGGTATCATCCAAGGCTCAAGTCTCTGGGATGTAGTATCTCAGCCTATTGACAAGGCAGAAGTAGATTATCCCTATTCTGGTATAAACAAACTAACCTATGGCATTCGTAAGGGCGAGTTAGTTATGATTACTGCTGGATCAGGCTTAGGTAAATCACAGTTCTTGCGTGAAATTGTGTGGCACATTCTGAGCAAGACCGAGGACAATATCGGCATGATGTTCTTGGAAGAAGGGGTGCGTAAGACTGCTAGATCGCTGATGTCTTTGGCATTGAATAAACCAATCCACTTACCTGATGTGGATGTTACTGAGGAGGAATTAAAAGATGGTTTTGCTAGAACTTTGGGAACTGATCGCCTTTATCTTTTCGATCACTTTGGTAGTAGTAACCTTGATAATATTGTCAATCGTGTTCGTTATATGGCAAAAGGACTCGGATGTGGCTATGTGGTGCTGGATCACATTAGTATCATTGTTAGTGGTGGCGACGTTGGCGATGAACGGAAGGCACTTGATGCTATTATGACTCGCTTGCGGATGCTGGTTCAGGAAACAGGAATCAGTTTGCTTTGTGTGTCGCACCTAAAGCGTCCTGAAAGCAAAGGTCACGAGGAAGGAGCCGTCACTTCGCTGGCTCAGTTGCGTGGCTCTGGCTCGATTGCACAACTATCTGACATTGTTATTGGACTAGAGCGTAACGGACAGGCTAATGATCCAATCGAGAGAAACACTACTCATGTTAGGGTTTTAAAGAATCGCTTTAGCGGTTACACTGGCGGTGCTGGCGATTTGCTATATAATTCTTCAACCGGTCGTATGTTAGAAATACAGGAGACAATATGAAAGACGATTTACTTGAAAAAGCATTAAAGTATGCTCAACACGATGATTACCATGTAACTAAAAAAATCATCACAGATCTTTGTAATGAGATTGATCGACTGCGTGAACTGAACAAGGATGTCTTTAGTAGGATTCAGGACAATAAAGAGATGTTTAATAATGCTGAACGATATCTCTGGCTACGCAATTCAGCTTGGGATGTACCAACCACAGCGACTGCACCAATTGTAGTAAACTGTGATAATCGAATGTCTCAATTTGAATACTTAGATGGAGAAGTTCTTGATATTGTTATTGATAAATGGCGACAAGCATAATGCTACTCTTTAAATGGCTTGCTACCTGTTTCTGCCTAGTCGGTATTGCACTAACCAGTTTTAATATCTACCCACTAAATATTGTTCTTAGTGGTGTAGGTAGTGCAATGTGGGCTTGGGCAGGATGGAAGCAACGGGACAATCCGTTATTGATTGTTGAGGTAGTTGCAGTTGTGTTTTACATATCAGGAATGATTTCGTGGATGACGTAAGTAAAAGAGTATTTGAGTTAGCACGGGGATGTATTGACGAACTTGAGAAACAAAAGCAATACATTCGTTTATTAGAAGAGTATATTCAGGAGTTAGAAAATGGTGTGGAAATGCCCACCCTTGAATCTGTTCAATTGGAACAACCTATGGAAATGGAGAAATCAGATGACAACTTGGACTACGGAAGACCGAGTGCAGTGCGTAGAAGAACTACAAAAGCAAGTAAAGGAACTACAGGATCAGGTAGTCAAAACACAGACGGAATTAGTGATGGCGATGGCGGAAATACAAGCTCTGAGACATCAATTAATTTCCTTGACAAATAGCAAACATTGATATATAGTTTCTATATGCGTATTTTATTGGACATCGAAACCACACTAGATCATAGTAAGATCTGGTGCGTTGTTACTAAAGATTTAGACACCAACGAGGTAAAAGTATGGAAAGAAGCAAAAGACTTATCGGAGTACATAAAGGCAGCGAGTTTGATAGTGGCTCACAATGGGATAGCATTCGATTTCTACTTACTAAACAAGTTATGGAAATGTCAGATTACATTGAGGAGAGTCAAAGATACATTAGTGCTAAGTCGCTTAGTAAATCCAAGTCTCGATGGTGGACACAGTCTAGGAAATCTAGGAAATCTCTTGGGAATCCAGAAGAGTGAGTTTGATGATTTTGATTTACAAACCAAAACCATTGAAGAGATGGTGCAGTATTGTATTCAGGATGTAGAAGTGTTGCATAGGATTTACAACTACCTTGAAGCTGAATTAAAGCGACAAGAATTTTCAACTAAATCACAGGAGTTAGAACATGAAGTGCAAACAATCATTGCAGTGCAAGAACGAAACGGTTTCAAGTTCAATGAACCATCTGCTATGCAGTTATTGGCTCAACTTAAAGCTAAGTTGGATGCTATTACGACTGAAATGCAAAGGATTTTTCCTCCCAGAATCACTGCTGGTCGCACCCACAAAACCACAGGAAAACCCCTCAAAGACATCATCGAGCCGTTCAACCCCGGAAGTCGCCAGCAAATTGCAGAAAGGCTCATCGAGAAGGGTTGGAAGCCGGAAAAATACACCGAAAAAGGCAGCATCATCGTCGACGAAACCACGCTCGAAGGCATCGACATCCCAGAAGCGAAAGCCATAGCAGAGTACTTGATGTTACAAAAGCGTATTGCACAGATTGAGAGTTGGATGGAACATACAAAGACCGATGGTCGTGTGCATGGTAAAGTCATCACTAATGGGGCTGTAACAGGTCGTATGACGCATCACAGCCCTAACATGGCTCAAGTTCCTAACAGCGGTGCTATATACGGACCTGAGTGTCGTAATCTTTGGACAGTTGAGAAAGGATGTAAGTTAGTCGGTATCGATGCAAGCGGTTTAGAATTGCGGATGCTGGCTCACTACATGAATGATAATGAATATACGAATGAAGTTATATCCGGCGACATACACACAGCCAATCAAAAAGCGGCAGGGCTTGAAACGAGGAATCAAGCTAAGACTTTTATCTACGCATTCCTCTATGGCGCAGGAGCTGCCAAGATCGGGAAGATTGTTGGAGGCTCATCGAAAGAAGGACAGAAGCTCATTAATAATTTTCTACGAAACACGCCGAAACTTGAAAGGCTCAGAGAGCGTGTATCTAAAGCGTTTATTGAAAGGGGAGTCTTACTCGGTCTTGACGGACGCAAGTTACTCGTTCGCTCGGAGCATTCGGCGCTCAACACGCTATTGCAGGGCGCTGGTGCAATAGCCATGAAGCAAGCATTGGTATTATTAAATAAAGACTTGACAAAACGGAAAATACCGTTTAAATTAGTGGCTAATGTTCACGATGAATGGCAAATTGAAGTACCTGTGAACTATGCAGAAGAAGTAGGTAAAGCCGGCATGAAAGCAATTGCTGATGCTGGTATTGAATTGAAAATGAATTGTCCTTTAACAGGCGAATATAAAATAGGTGATACATGGAAAGAGACGCACTAAAAGATAAAGAAGTAGAAGGCGAAATCATCATTACCCTGTACGCTGATCGCACCTTTTCTATCGGAACCTCTGTTGATTTGGAGACTACTGTTGACTGCCTAATTGCAGCAGCAGATGGAATTGTCGAAGAAACAATGGAAGGGATCGATGAAATGAAGTCCTTCTCAGGAAGGCATCACTAAGTTGTATTTATTAACGCAGTACTTTTCTAGGAGTTAAAATGAGTAATCTCGAAAAACCCATTAAGCTTGAGGCAGAAATTCAGTGGGCTTTCTTAAACAAGAAGTCAGAGATGTCTGATCGTTATCAGGTAGATTTAACCAATCTTTCTGAGAAAGCAGTTGCAGCTCTCGAAGCAGTTGGTATTAAGCCTCTTAATCGTGACGACAAGCCTGAGAAAGGCTGGTATATCACAGTTAAAAGCACTAATGAGATTAAAGCATTTGATTCTAAAGGCAATCAGATTACAGATCTTATCGCCAATGGATCTAAAGCTACAGCTTTAGTTAAGCCTTATGAGTGGAAGTTTCAATCTCGTACTGGTATTTCACCCTCGTTACAACGCTTAGTGATTACTGATCTACGAGTTTACAATGGTTCAGCAGTAGAAGTAGAAGAGGATGATATTCCTCTATGAAAGCCCTTGTCGACGCTGATATTCTAGTTTACCGATTTGGTTTTGCATCGGAAGGAGACCCTGCAGAATTCGCCTTAGCCCGTCTATCTGAATTCTTGGATAATCTCTATATAGAACTCAGCGTCGATGAAGTTTGGGGTTATCTTACAGGTAAAGGTAATTTCAGAAATGAGATTGCCGTTACTGCTCCGTACAAAGGAACACGCATAGCTGAGAAGCCCTATCATTTCCAGCTTCTTCGTGAGTATATGGAAAGAGCATGGGGATTTGAAGTAGTAGATGGTATGGAAGCAGATGACGCTCTCGGTATTGAAGCATACCGAAACGAACCAGATGAGACAATCATTGTCAGTATTGACAAAGACCTTAACATGATTCGTGGGCATCATTACAACTTCGTCAAGAACGAGAAGTATTACGTTACTGAAGAAGAAGGCATCCGTAACTTCTACCTTCAAATTCTTACTGGAGATAAAGTAGATAATATTATTGGATTACAAGGCATTGGTCCTGTCAAGTCTAAGAAGTTATTAGCAGACTGCAAGACTGAATTAGAGATGTACGAAACTGTATTGAAAGCATACGATGGCGATGAAGTCCGAGTGCTGGAGAATGCTCGTTTATTATGGATTTTAAGAGAGGAGAAACAAGTATGGCATCCGCCAGTAAAATGAAATTGCAGGACTGTCCGGTGATTAAAATCACTTGGATTGATGCTCAGGCTGATGCTGGCTGGGACGAACCAAAAGTTGATATTGCACAATGCGTAACTGTTGGATTCCTTGTCGGTGAAACAGACGATGCTATCTGTGTCGCAGGAACTGTATCAGATCACGAATGCAATAATCGTATCAGTATTCCTAAGTCTTGGATTTTGACGCAACAGTTAGAGGAAACAAAGAATGAAACCGCAATCAGCAAAAGCAAAGGGAAGAAACCTGCAAAAGTGGGTAGTAGCACAGTTGCAAAAAAGGTTTCCACAACTACGCCAAGGAGACCTCGTAAGCACGTCAATGGGAGCCGGAGGGGAAGATGTCAAGTTAAGTCCAGCGGCAAGAGACGCAATACCGTATCAGTTTGAATGTAAAAGCCTTGCTAAAGTAGCAGTGTATAATTACTATGAACAAGCAAAGACACACGGCAATCATGAACCGATTGCTATTGTCAAGCAAAATGGTAATAAGCCTTTAGTTGTGTTAGATGCAGAAGTATTCTTTGATTTAATAGCGAGGAAATGATGAAAGTATTAGAGATGAAAGAGCGTGAAGACGGCGGTGCTGATCTTCAGATAGATATGACTGAAGAAGAGCGTTGCTTTATGATTGAGTTTGGTTTTAATCAGTTGTTAAAGCAATCATTAGGTATGTTTAACGAGCAGTTTGAACCCAAGAAAGGAACTAAGAATGTTAAGTCTACAAGTAAGTCTAAGCGATAACTCAGACAGTGTTAGCCGTACAATCGAGTTTGATGAGGAACACACATGGCTTGATATTGTCTTAGCCTGTGCTGATGTTATATCTGCTAAGTACGGATATGATATTACTCCTAAAATGAAGTTTATTACGGATGTAACAAGCTGGACAGATAGAGCACATGAACACGCTATTCCACAGGCAGCGTGGGAAGCATTTCTAGGAAAGAACAGTGAAGTTCAAGAAGAATTTGACTTTAATAAGATGGATGAGGAATGGTCATGATGCAAATTAAAGAATGGAAAGTAGTTGGTGATCAGACTAACTTCACTGTGCTTGGCATGGATGAACAAGGTTGGATCTATTACTGGAAAGATACTAAGTGGAATCTCCTATGAAAATACTATTGCTTGATATTGAGTCTAGTCCTAACACAGCCCATGTTTGGGGTCTGTGGCAGCAAAACGTCAGCATCAATCAGCTAATGGAATCCTCTTATGTCTTGTGCTATGCAGCAAAGTGGTTAGGCGATAAAGAAGTTGTATTTGATTCTGTTCATCAATCTAAACCTAAAACAATGTTAAAAGGCATTCATGGTCTTCTCAACGATGCAGATGCTGTGGTTCACTACAATGGTACTAAGTTTGATATTCCTACTCTTAACAAGGAATTCTTATTACATAGTTTTAATCCACCATCGCCTTATAAACAAATTGACCTATTGCGTGTTGTTCGTAGCAACTTTAGGTTTCCTAGTAACAAGCTGGACTATGTAGCACAGCGATTGAATCTCGGTAAGAAACACGAACACGAGGGTCATGAGCTTTGGGTTAAATGTATGAACGGAGATAAAGATGCATGGAAGCGTATGGAGAAATATAATATACAAGATGTCGTTTTACTTGAGTCGTTGTATAACTCTTTGCGTCCTTGGATTCGGAATCACCCTAATCACAATCTCTTTGCTGACGATCATGTTTGCCCTAATTGTGGTTCGACTCGCTTGCAGAAACGAGGCACTTCGATCTCTAGTACCGGAACCTATCAACGCTATCAGTGCTCTTCTTGTGGAACTTGGTCGCAGTCTACAAAATCCATCAGGTCGTCTGTAGAGGTGAAACAATGCAATTAAAAGACTACATAGAACGCATAAACGAGTCCGTAAGCCCCGATCATAAGCAGGTCGGGGGTAACCACTACCAAGTCGCTGAGATCCAGCCTTGGGACATTTTCATGGCTTACAAGTTAGATCCTTGGACAGCTAATGTAATTAAGTACTCACTCCGATTTCCATATAAGAATGGTGTGCAAGACCTTGAGAAGGCAAAGCATTACATAGAATTTCTTATTGCGAACTACGAAACTATTGACAAAAACTACTATTCATGATACACTTAAAGGTTCCCCATGGCGTTAACATTGATTGAGATCAAAGATCGATTAAAGCAGATCGATGAGGTTGATTTACTCGAATTGCTTGAAATATCCTCTGAAGACCTCGTGGAAAGATTTACAGATTTAATTGAAGATAATTTTGATAAACTAGAAAGAGAAGTCGAATGACATATAACACACCATTTAGCACTGTAGGATACATTACATATAAACGAACATACGCAAGGAGATTAAACGAAGGAGATCCGAAGTCCCGAACAGAAGAATTTACAGATACAGTTGAACGGGTTATTAAAGCTGCTAACGATCAGTTAGGATGTAACTTTGATGCAGATGAGCAAGAGCGTCTGCGTAAGTATTTAATGGAATTGAAAGGCACTGTTGCTGGACGATTCTTGTGGCAGATGGGAACTGACACAGTTGGTCGTTTAGGGCTGGCTAGTTTGCAGAACTGTGCGTTCACCGTTATCGATCAACCTGTCCGTCCTTTCACATGGGCGATGGACTTGCTGATGCTTGGCTCTGGCGTTGGCTATAATATTCAGAGGCAAAATGTTGATAAACTTCCTCCGGTCAATGCTGACTTTAGTGCTCCTACTCGTGTTACTACCGCTGATGCTGATTTTATTGTGCCTGACTCCCGTGAAGGCTGGGTCAAACTTCTCGGCAAGACGCTCAAAGCGGCGTTTCTAGCGGATACTAATCCTACCTTTAGCTATAGCACAATCCTAGTTCGTGGGCGTGGTGCTCCAATTAAAGGCTTTGGTGGTACTGCATCAGGTCCAGAGGACTTGTGTGATGGCATCGCTAAGATCAGCAATATCCTTGAGAAGCGTAAAGGCAAGAAGTTGCGTCCTATCGACTGCTTAGACATAATGAACATTATCGGTTCTATTGTCGTTGCTGGTAATGTACGCCGTTCTGCTCAGATTGCCATTGGTGATCCTGACGATGTTGAGTATCTATTAGCCAAGCGTTGGGACATGGGAAACATTCCTTCATGGAGAGCAATGTCGAATAACAGCGTTGTCTGTAACGACATCAAAGACCTGCATGAGTACTTCTGGGATGGCTACGAAGGCAAAGGAGAGCCTTATGGACTTATCAATCTGAAACTCTCTCGTAAGATTGGTCGTTTAGGTGAGACTGACTATCCTGATCCAGATGTCCAAGGATATAATCCCTGTGCAGAACAGTCTTTAGCTGCTTACGAGACTTGCTGTTTAGCAGAAGTATATCTGCCTAACATCGAGAGCAAAGAACAGTTATTAGATGTTTGCCAATTGCTGTACCGCATCAACAAGCATAGCCTTGCATTGCCTTGCCATCTCAAAGAGACAGAAGACATTGTTCACAAGAATATGAGAATGGGTATTGGTGTTACAGGTGTGCTACAGGCAACAGAAGAGCAACGTAGCTGGTTAAATGAGACTTATCGCCGACTTCGTGAGTTTGACTTTAAGTACAGCCACGCACACAACTTCCCTGAGTCTGTAAAGTTAACAACAGTTAAGCCTAGCGGTACTTTGTCGTTGCTTCCGGGAGTTACTTCAGGATGTCATCCAGCATACTCACAATACATGATTCGTCGTATTCGTATCGCTGCAGATCATGCTTTGGTGCAAGTATGTCGTGAGCATGGGTATCCAGTAGAATATCAGCGTCACTTCGATGGTTCTGAGGATCACAGCACAATGGTTGTATCATTCCCATTTTGCTATCCTGAAGGTACTAAGATTGCTGCTGAGATGACCGCTATCGATCAGTTGGAAGTAGTGAAGTGGCTACAGGCTAACTGGTCAGACAATAGCGTATCCTGCACAGTGTACTATCGTAAGGAAGAATTGCCTGAGATTCAGAAGTATTTAGCAAAGAACTACAAGAACAATCACAAGTCCTTGTCATTTCTGCTACATAACGAACACGGCTTTCACCAAGCGCCTTTGGAGGAAATTACTAAAGAAGCGTATGATGCTTTGGTAGCTTCGACACAACTAATTACTCATGTTGATGAAGCGTTGTTTGATGGTGGCGACGAGTGTGCCAGCGGAGCTTGCCCAGTCAAATGATAATAAACTTATATTTTATTACTGGGTTCAGCATAGGATTTGAGTATGTTCCTGACTTTGATGAAGAATCCCATCTCGCTATCGATTTGGGAATCATCAGAATCATGTTCAGTAGACCTCACTGACGCTGCTGGTTCACCTAATACCCAAAAGTACATATTTATTCCTTTTAGCCCCGCTTCGGCGGGGTTCTTTTTAACTAAAATTCCTAGTACCAGCTTTGTCAATAATTAGGGCTTGTTTACGAGGCTTATCAGAAGCACCGTTAGGAACGCTTATATGCGTCCAAGAGCCGAATTCTTCGATGATTTGGTCAAAGGGTATATCCGAAGCTAAACACGCCTCTACGACCTGTTTAGGGGTCATGCCGGGGACTCTTATATCAGCAGCACAACCTATCCTATGTTGGCTAGTGTCCTTGCTACCGACAGAGTCATTGACTGGTTTAGAGCGAAAGCCAGAATTAATCATGATTGGCTTGTTTAGGAGACTTCTAACCTGCTCAAGCAAGGCTGCCAATCGAGTTAGATTAGCAACCTCACTGGCGTTAGGGGTATTATCTAGGTTCTTACGCTCTGCTACTTCAGAGTGAGTTAGTTCTTCTAGGGTGAAATTAGGGCTTAGGTTCATCTTTATCCTTCTTCATTTCCATAATCTTTTCTAAGGTACGACCACCGAAATATGCACTCATAATAAGCATACCCCATTGACCTAACAGATTGACATATGATTCCTTGGCATCATAGCCAAAGGCAGACATCATTGCAAAGAGGAAGTAACCAGCAAAGATAGCTACTAATGACATAGGTCGTATGTTCTTAGACAACCAAGAATCACTAGCAAGGTCAGCCTTCCAGCGATCAGAGATATTATTCTGTTCGTTCATGTCAGCCTGTAGTTCAGCTAATTTGCCTTCTTGTTGCATCTTAAGAAGTTCCTGCTGAGCCTTTGCCTTAGCTTCTGGATCAGGGATAAACTTATCTAGGACTTTCATCCCAACATCAAATAGTGCCATTAATGGTAACATTATTGTTTAACTCCCCAAGTTAGATACCAAGCAATGACCGCAGCCACTGCATAGCACATGAACATTGCTCTACGAACCTTTGCCAAATCTTGTTTAAACTCTCTAGTAAGTTCATTATCCTGTTTCTCTATCTTTTGTTTAATGGATTCAATTTCACTCCAGCGTTTAGCTCCATGCTTTCTAATGAAATCAGCTTTGACTTTAGCTTCCTCGATTCGGCTGGTTTCTTGGCGTTGCCATTCCATCATTGCTCTCTTGAAGTACTGCTCTTTAAAGACCTGTGCTTCTCGTATCTGTCTTTTACGCTCTAGGTCTTTCTGCTGTGCTACTGCTGCTGCGTCCTTCTGTACATCGACAATACTCTTAGTGATGGACTTACTAGCCTCACGGCTGGCATCCATGCTACCTGTTACGGATTTTGCTCCTTCGATAAAACCAAATTGGTCGGACATGGAATCATATTCTATTGTTGTTCAAAATCACCAAATTCTACGATAGGCTCAGATGGAGCTGCTGCAGGCTCTGTAGCTTGAATCGTTGCTTCTTTAGCTCCGCCATATCCATATCTAGGAATAATTGAAAATAGACTGTCTTGGAACTTTTTGAAACTTGCAGGATTATTAATCTTAAAGTCTAAAGTTCTAGCTGTATTTTGTAGTTTCTTTAGTCCTTGAGGATCTAATAGTAAATCAGAAATAGCCTTATCTGTTTCTGTTTTTAACTGTGCAGTATTAATACGAGTTGCTATACGCACAACTTTTTGAGGTAAACTTGCAATACGATCACGGAATGTAGAAGTAGCAAAAGGAATATCTAATCCCGGAACATACTTAGCTAACGCATCCAATTCAGTTCTTGTAATAACAGCACTTAAATCATCCACATTAGCGGTGTTCACAGCATCGGATAACTTAACTAAGTCTTTAACAGCGGACTGATATCCTTTACCAAACATCTGATTAATTACTTTAGCATTTTTTGGATCAGACAAGAACTTTAATCCGCCACCGGGAAGCTCACGAGCTTTATTTACAATCTCTGCACGAATAGCATTTCTTACTGCTGTCGAAGTTGCTGGACCTAGATCTTTTAAATCATTTGTAATTTTATCGTAAAAGTTAGGATCACGAAATAAACTATCTGTTATTTCAGTATAATTAGGAACAGCTACGCCTTTAGAATCTTTAACACTTAATACAAAGTTATCAGCTACACGCTTTTCTGATACTTTAACAGCGTCATCGATATTAGCTCTAGCAATTTTTAAAGCACTATCATCCAGCACAGATTGCTTTAATAGTGCCTTCATATCCGGCAACTGATCTAGTACAGCTTCTTTTTGACGAATATAGTTCTGTAATGCTTTACGATTTAAAACATCATTCTTAATTACTTTGCTATAAACATCAGCAATAACAGCATTATTAGCAATAGGAATACCTTGATCGCCTACAGCACCTAAAAACTGGTTTAAAGAAGAACTGTTCTTGATAATTACAGGAGCAACCTGTTCAGCATAACGCTTAGAATCAATATCTTTAATCCCTTGAGCAGAGAAAGGAATACCTACTTTCTCGTAGAATACTCGGTCTACATCCGCTAATCGCTGGCTGTAGTCTCCGGGAATGCTTTTACGAGCATCATTAACAAAGTTTTCTAGCTGATTAATACGACGAGATTCATCTAGCGTTAGTCTCTCACGCTGGAATTCGTTAATGGCTCTCTTTAGGGAATCTACATTCTCAAAAGATAATGGTTTAAATACATCTTTAGTAACTTCTTCGCCTAAGTCATTAAGTGATTTTTCCTGAGTTGGAGATAGTCTAGATAGAATCTGACGATCAATTGGCGTATTACGACCAAAGATATCACGAAGATTATTAGCTTCTACAAATCTATAAATACTAGCTACTTGATCGCTAGGCAATTCAGCTTTAGCAGCAGTGGCATCATCAATAATTTTTTGATAAGTAGGACTAATCTCGGCTGCGGCTGTCTTACGACGAACTTCAACTAGATTCTCAATTGCTTTACCAATCTCTGTTTGTTTTTCTGTTGGAACAAACTTGTTACTTAAATTTTCAATTTGATCATCGATAGCTTGGCGACGAGCATATAAAGGTTTGATATTAATGCCTTCAGCACCTGTTACGGGTACATAGCGTTCTCCGAATAGCAGATTAGATCTTTTATCAATAGCACCAGCAAGATTCTCTAGTTCAGTATTGACACGCTGACGGAAAGCTGGATTCTCTTTAGCAAGACGCTGAACTTGGTTACGAACAGCAGGATTGTCAGCCATTGCAACCATTAAAGGAACATCTTCTTTATTGATAATGTTACTGATACGATTAAAATCAGTTACAATATCGTCTAGCTTTGTGCCGGATTGTTGCTGTGCAATATTCTCTAACAGACGCTTTGCTGCACCAGAAGCATAGGCTTCGTTGGCTGCGGCTGGGTCAGTTTTAACAAACTTATATTTGTCATACAGTTGCTTTATAACATTACTTCCACCGCTAATAGTTTGTTCAATAACTGCAGCAGAAGGAATACCAGCAACAGCAGCCCCGAAAGAACCTATAGCTCTTCCCGTTCCTGTCGTTTCGCCAGTGACTGCTTTTTCTACCTTTTCTCCGACAATACCGCCAGTTTCTGCGGTGGCGCCTAGACCAAATAAACTAGTAACACGACCAGTAACGGCAGCAGCAGTATCCAATAAAGGACGACCAGCTTTAACGATACCACCACCAACATAACCAATTGGATCGGAAAGCATCCGAGCACCGCCACCAGTGATTTCAGCTAAAGTGCTTGGTGGTTTAACTCCTGTTTCTGCGCCAGTTATATTTGCTGCAGTCTTTTGTAGACGCTGTACATTACGGCTAAAGCGTTCTCCAATACCACCTTGTTCGCCTTTACCTGTAACTAAGCCTTTTACTGGCTCAATTAAGAAAGTATCAAGGATAGCTTCTCCTAATACAGCCGTATCAGTTAAACCTAGTTTAGCTTGATTAGCAATGTAATCAAAAGTACTGACAGCTTTAGCTGCTTGTACATCTTCGTTTGCTTTTGTATACTCTGACCAAGGACCTACAGAAGGAGCTGGTTCAGCAGTTACAGAAGAAGACTTATATTGTTCCCAAGGACCTGCCATGTTATTCCTTTATTGTGCTGTAGGTGTAACTAACTTCCAATTTTCTTGCTTTGAAGGATCTCCGCCGGAGAATGAATATCCATTTACAACAGTTCCTACTGCAGGAGCTACTCTGCCTTGGGCTTTTTGTCCTGATGTTTGGTACGCTGGAGGAATTAAATCACCTACAATTTTAGGATCAAACTGAGAATTTAACAATACTCGTTCAGCTTGATTACGTCCTGAATTATATTGTCCTGCATAATATGTTTCAATAGCTTTTACGCCTTTAAGTAAATCATTAAGTTTTACATTAGTAGGTTTACCCTCAAGGAACATATTTAAACCTTCAATAATATTTCCAGCAAAGCCGCTAGAGCCAAGAATATTACGAACTTCGTTCTGACCAATTTGATTGTCGCCAGCAAGTTTTACAAGTTCACGAAGAACTTGAGGATTAGCCGTAGTATTTCCTGCTAATACTTCATTTACATATATACCAATACGCTTGACAGTATCAAGACGAGCTTTAGGAGCATCGGTAAAGTCTTTAACAATATCTCTACCAGTACGAAGATCTGTAACTTTAGCTGTTCCGGGCATAACAGGAGCACCAGCAGCAGAAACTTTAGCTTTTTGTTCAGTTTTCCATTTAGCAAAGTCATCAGCAGCCTGTGCACGACCTTCTACTGTGTCTGGATACTTAGATAATAAGTTATTATAATAAGCCTGTTCTGCTTGATTCTCTGGAGTACCTACTTTTTCTCTGAGTTTAGCCTGAGCATTAGCAATTAACTCAGTCTGTTTTAATCCAGTTGTGATAATCTCATCAGAACGCTTAACAGCCTGTTGAGCAACATCTGGAGCAAACGGAGCAACTGCTTGAGCAAACTGACGTAATCCATCAGCACTGGTCATATCAAACTGTGAGGTTAACTCACGAACCTTAGTAGCACGATTAAGCTGCTCATCTCCGCCAAGAAGCTGATTAGCTGCACGACCTAATCCAGCACTACCTTGGTAGATTGACAGATTAGCTCGTTGTAGCGGATCTAATTGAGCAAACTTAAATGCGTTAGCAAAGTCAGTGGCAGCTCGTTGCTGTTGCAACGCTGCTGGGTCTACTCCGAATAAATTACTTACAATATCAGCCATGATTATTCCTGTTAATTAAAATGCAGAAGAGCCGTAATAACCGCCTTGATAGCTACCGAAACCGGGATTGGTTGGAGCATAGGGAGCTGCCGAATAACCACCTCCACCACCGCCAAAGAGACTACCAAAGCCTCCACCGCCACTCATTGCACTACCTAAACCACTAAAGGCTGTTCCTAATGGGCTGTAACCTTGATACTTAGAATAAGCATCTGCAGCAGCAGCTTGTGGTCTTAAATATAATTCACCTGCTCTTGCGCCAGCCCCTGCTTGTGCATTAGCTAGATCAATACTCATCTGATATGGGTTCTGTCCTAATGATTCAATATTCTTAGCCAAGTTAAGCTGTGTCTCAATCGGTAAGAACGAACCACTAAACAACGATGGAATACCTGAAGCAAGTTTACCGCCAGCACCATACAGTTCTCCACCAAACCGAATACGATTCATGGCTTCTGTATCTGCTTCTGCAGCTAATTGTTTATCTTGTTGGAAGATAGAATTGTAGTATGCTTGTAATGCGGGATTTGCTGGCGCTCCGCCTGTCCCTGTCTGGACACCTAGACCACCACGACCAGTAGCAAAGTTACGGGCATTGATTCTGCCGAACTCAGCAGCACGGCTAGGTTCTAATAATCCTCGTCTATCTGATATATATTTAGCTGCCACATCTTGCGGAGTTGCACCTAAATAGCTACCACCTAAGTTAAATAGCGATGTTGCACCGCCGTAAATAGGTTCTGTTAGTTGTTGTAAACGAGTAGGATCGTATCCAGTAGCTCCTGTCGTAAAGCGATTACGCAGAGCTTCTAGTTCTGGATTTAATGTATAACCAGCCTCAGTTACTTGACCAAGATCGTTTACTTGAAAGTTAGAACTTCCAAAACCAGTTCTCAGTCCAATAGGACGAAACTGTGCCATTTCGGAAGAACGAATTCCTGCAGCACGAAGCGTTTCCGCCTGTCCTTTGGCAGCATCTGCTCCCTTGCTTCCTGAAATTAATCCGCCGATGGTTCCTAAAACGGGACCTGCGATTGCACTAACAAAGCTACCCATTATTTACTCCTACTGTAGATGTCATACATTTGTTTATCATTACCTAAAAAGGGTTGTTCATATTTAAAACCAATTACTTTTGTAAATTTAGTTAGTTTCTTGTCTCGTTTATTAATCATTGCCAGTAAAGGACTGTTAACCAAATACTGTAGTATATTTAAGTCTTCTAAATACTTTGTCTTTACTTCGTTTGTCCATCTATGCACATCTGTATGAAACCACAACATTCCTTCAAAGAACTCTAAGTACATTGTGTAGTCGTCTCTTAAGACTACAGGTACTTTCATATCTACGTTTTCATTATGAAGGCGAGGGCGTAGTATGGAGGCAAGTTCTGATTTGTACCGCTAGAACCCTCTGTACTAATCGATGTACTTGCAGTGATGTTTGCTGTGCTTGAGTTTGTACTTGCACCAGTAACACCGACAGAAGCACCACCAGTGCCAGTCCAGTTAAAGTAAGGGTTAGTACGGGTATTAACTTCACCATCTTTAATGGTATGTGAGTGACCTGAATCAGTTGCTGTTGTTGTTGCAGTATGAGTATGGCTTACGTTAATAGCATCTTTAGTACCGCCAGTCTGCGTATTAGAACCAGTTACTGTTGTATAAGCTACACCAGCAGTATCGCTATGTGCGCCGATAATAAAACGATTACGGAGATCAGGAGTGCTGTTAGAACCATTACATAATACCCATCCTGTAGGAATCGTAGCGATTGTTCCAGACCACATCATAATCATTCCTGATGTAAACGCTGCAGACAAAGCAGTCTGTACAAACGCAGTAGTAGCTAATTGTGTTGTATTTGTAGCAGCAGACGCTGTTGGTGCTGTAGGAGTACCAGTTAAAGCAGGACTGTTAATGTCAGCTTTAGAAGAAATAGCTGAAGCAATAGCAGTAAACTCAGTGTCAATCTCTGCGCCTTTAACAATCTTTCCTGAGTTACCAGTTGGTAATCCGTCTTTAGCTGTAAAATTAGTTGCTTTTGTGTAATTTGCCATGTTATGTCCTTAGACTAAAGTCTTTCCTTGCTTAATTGCTACGTCTATTTTCTGAATTGAAACTGGATTACCATTAATATCTGCTTCTAATCCTAACTGAATAACTGTTCCCTGACCACCAGCATTGATGTTAAAGCGATCTAAAACGATACCTGAACTATATTCAGCAATGTTATATTCAGATGAGCCGGGAATGGTGTCTACAGTAGAGTTATTATATTCATACACATTAGCAGCATCTAAATTATAAGTAGTAGCTTGATAGCTTTCGCTGTAATCAAAGCCCCACTTAATTGCTACAGGTTGATTTGTACCGCCAATTAATACCCAACCAACCTTCTTTAGTAATTTAAGATTTGTAGAAGCATCAAAGTCAAAGTAGTTAGTATAATAAGCTAGACGATAACTAGAAGTATTATCAGCATATCCGTAATACTTACCAATATAGCCCGGCTTACCTATATATAGATCCCTAGTTTGTGTTACAAAGAATGCTTTAGGCTCGATGCTGTCCCAAATAGTTACCCGCATTGCACCATCTTGTAACGAAGCACGAGTATCAAAACAGTATGCAAACTTAGTTGTAGGAAGCGTTAGTAAATATATAGCGTCACGCTCATAATAGATACTCTTAATCTTAGTTAAGTCTGTCTCAGACGCTACAGCAGTCATTAACTCATCACGAACATTCTTAGAGATGTCACGCAGAGGTAGCGACTTCTCTTGAATTACTCGTTGTAGACTACGAACTCCTGAGTCAGATAAGAATAAGACATCCGTTGCAATATTCTGTACTGAATCTCTAGCAATACATCCTACGTTATAGATAACTTCAACAAGAGTTAATGCTCCTGTGTCTAACGGATTAGCATAGATTGCTATATTTTTACGACCAAAGAATATAATATATCCATTGTGTGCTGCAGCAGCGACTACAGGATCTCCATTAGGGAGAACTTCTTGTAGGTTAATATAGCCAGCAGAGCCGTTCTGAAAGTCTGTACCAGCTAATAGGTCACTGAAATAGACAGTCTGAGTGTCTCCTGAGATACCGCCGCACCATATCCTGCCATAAGCGGATAGCACCCAACTAGGCATAAAGGTAGAAGTACTATGATTAGAAGGTAATGTAGCAGCATCTCCTACTCTTTGATAACCAAATGTATTACTATTGTGGGCATGAAAAGCACCACCAGAAGTAGGTAACTCATGATATATTAACATTGGGTGTGCGTCTTGTGCTAAATACACATGAGGCTGGAAGTCAGTAACATCTCCGTAAGATATCGCAGCACCCTGCCAGTTATTTGCTGTAATGGTATAAGTAGCGTTGCCACTATTATCTGCATTACGCACTGTCTTAGTAGTCATCGTAGTTGTTCCTACGAATAACTTATTATTACCAGCACTTAATAATTGATTAGCTCCTCCGTCTACTAGTTCAAACAAAAACTCCACTGCATTGCCTGATCCTAAGTCAGTATTAACTGAGGAGTTGACAGGAGTCCATCCACGTCTTGCTCCGATACGACCATACTTATCAATCACACAGTTCTGAGCTTTTAGTGCAAAGCCAGAAGACAAAGTAATACTAGACTCTTGGAGGTTAAGTCCATAGAATCCCGGTGCTGCTATTGATGATGTTAATAACTTACTAGCCATTAGACCCAGTTCCACTGAGATTCTTCAACATAGCGATTTGACTCTAAGGAGATAGCATCCGCTAAACTTTGGCGATACAGTACATATGTCTCACCAGACTGTACTCCGCCATCTTCTCCACGCTCTGCTTGCGCCCTAGCCAATGCACCTAAGATGACTGGCTCATCAGGAACCAACAATTTATCAGCGTTGACTGCTAAAGGTACTTGTGGTTTAATAATGTTGAATCGAATGTCATAAGCACCGTTAGGGATTGGGAATAAATCTACCTGAGTATCTCCGTCAGAGTTAGTACCGTTAAAGTTATAGTACTGTGGAGAACCTTTTTGTGCTGTTGTCAATAAGAATTGCTGATCCATCCAAATAGTAGGAGCATTCATGAGAAAGCCATTACTGGTATCGTTTAGGACATCAATAACCCTAAATCGCTGACCAGAGCCGACTAACACATAGTTAAAAACATCGGCTGTTGTAGTAGCAGATAGTGTCTCTGATAAAGCATTCCAGTTATAAGAATCCTCAACCTGTCGTTTTGAATCGTTTACATACTTGGCAATGAGCTTAACATAGGCGTTATCGGATACCGAGGAAGCCTCTGGCTCTCGCAGACGAATAAGCACGTCATTAACAAGTTGGATATAGTTCATTGAAGCCATTGCGTTATCCTATCATAGTTTGACTATTTTGTCAAGTAAAATCTTAACAATCCCATTTCTTTAATGCCAAGGCTTTGCGAGTAGGTCTGCCTTTTGCGTCCTTCATCGGACCTTTAACGCCTCCCATCCTTGCACAGAAGCTCTTACGTCTTCCAGCCGCTTTAGGGGACTTTGCAGCCTGTTTAGCCGAAACTGGGGGTTTGAGGTCAGCGCCTTCAGTTCGCTTGAAATAAGCCCTTCCTTTGGCGTTTAAACCACCTTTGGGATCCTGATATACTTTCTTTACCATTATTTCTTTTTCTTAGCTGTTTTAGCAGACTCGATAAAGGCTTTAGCAGTAGGAGCGCCTTTGCTGCCTACCTTACGCATCTTCTCGCCTGATCCTGCGGCAATACGCTTACGCTTTTGAGCAATGTTATAGTACAAGCCCTTTTTAGTAGCCACGCATAGCTCCCATCTTCTTCATGGGCTTAGCAACTACTTTAGCACCAGTCTTCTTAGCATACTGCTTAGCTTGCTTCTTACCCTTAGTTGTATAAGGGAATTTCTTATCTTTGACCATTGGCATGTTACTTACCTTTCTTCTTTGGTTTAGGAACTTTAGCTGTTTGTAGTGCAATTGCGACTGCTTGCTTCTGTGGTCTTCCTTCTTTAACCATCTTAGAAATGTTCTTACTGATTGTCTTTTGAGACTTACCTTTAGCGAGTGGCATTATTGTTCCTTAGTTAAACTGTTGTACGGTACTGCGTTGTTCTAATTCTACAGTGACGATACAGGTAGTTACTGAACCTGTCTCCGACTGTACTCTGATTTCATCACCTTCGTCTAGCATTACATAAGCCTGTCCATCTATTCTGAGAAAATTCTTAGCAGTGATAGCATACTCAGACAACACTTCAATCTCAACATTCTCACTAGAGTCGTACCACCACACATCAATCCACTTAGAAGATGCACTGTGATTAGTAGCAAAGAGTAATAACCACTTAGCCATGTTCCTAGTTGGAACAGTAAACATAGTAGTCTTAGTGTTAGCTACTAAGTTCTTACCTACGGAATGTGATCTACTCATTTAAGTACCAAGGTTAACAAGGTTATAATAATAAATCCAGCAGTACCGAGGAGAATCTGTTCTAGTCTCTTTAGTCTAGCGTGTATTTGTTCGTAGCGAACTTTACAGACTTCTTCGTGGCTTAGGAGTTTTAATTCTGCTTCAGTCATTATTCAGTTCCTTCTGCTGGTAATGGAGTATTACCTTCAGCTACCCACTTTAGGTATGCTTGGTAGTCGGTGTTGGCTGGGTCGAATGGGATGCAAGCACCGTCTGACCTTTGAACCATGTTTTTTAAATTTGCAAATATTGTGTATGTATAGTTCATATTAAAGTTCCGCAGAAGCATACCAATTGCCTAATAGCAACAATTGGCTACCAGTTGTTAGAGAACCACCTGATGTATTTACAACACTAAAATTATTCATATTTGAAATTCCAACAACTGCTGAATTAGCGGCTAAATCAGTTCCAACATCATTAGAAATTCTGCTTGTATTTGTTGCGGTTGTGTATGGGTAAACTGTTACCGTTGGTGCAACTCTTTTTGTCACACAAAAATAACCTGTTGCGTAATAAGCATTATTTCCAACAGTTGTTGACCAAGTATTAGGTGACCAAGATGTTTGGTTGATTGCTGTAATTGAAACGCTTTGCAATGCTGATTTTTCAAAATACCTCTGACACAAAGCCAATTCAGTTCCATAAGGTCTGTAATCAAAGCTAGTAGCTGTAGAGCCTACCTCAAGCTGAACTCCTGTGATGTAGAAAGTTGCTCCGTTTGTGCCGACTACGGATGTTGCTCCTGTAACACCCCAAGGATTAGCGGCTTGCCAAGAACCAGCACTAATATTGTTTGAAGAACCAACACCAAGACCAAAACGAATACCAATTCCTCGGCTGTTATCAGTTGACCAAGTGCCAGTTGTATCTCCAGCTAATGTTAGCGTTTTGTATTCCCAAGTATTAGCAGAAGAAATTGTGTAAGTTAAACCATAACTTCTTGTACCACCACCATTTTGAACAATTATTCCAAAAGTTCCAGTTAAAGAACTACGCACCCAAAATGACAAGGTAACTGTTTTAGCATTAGCTGTTCCCCAATCTAAATCAGCAATATTGTTTCCTTCAATAGGATATTGCAATACAAAATAATCTCCTGATGCAACGGAATATGCCGATGACGATGTAACACCTAAGTATTTAGTAAAACCAACAGGCGGTGTTACAGAACCAGCGTTTTGTTGAATAGTGTATTTGCTTGCCGCGGTTCCCCACGCATCCCATCTATCAACAGTCCAAACATCACCATTAACATTTGTAACACTAGCACCAGCATTACGCTGGTCAATCACCATCGCACCGTTGATGATGCGGTTCTTAAACTGTGTAACTGGCACAAGATACTCAGAAGTATCTGCACCGCCATAAGTAGGGGTTGTTATTCCGTTTGTGCCGTCTAGCGTGATAGCCATTATTGAATCTCCGCTAATTGTTCATCGGTTGGTTTAAACAATGTAGGATGTTCCCACTTTGCTATGTAATCGCCACGACCATTGCTGTCGTTTTGTAACACCACTAAACCATTAATAAAATCCTGTGGTGTAAGGCTTGGATATAAAGCCATAATCTTTTGAAATAATGTCATGCTGCCCTCACTAAATATCCACAGAACTTACGCAAATAGTTATTAGAACCTACACCAGCAGTAGCTGAATATCCTTGATAGCCGAATATTTCAATGTAGTCAGTAGAACCATTCATATAAACAACAGCCGCTACTGTTGCAACAATATCGTTTCCGTTTGTAGAGTTAAAATTAGTTCCATCGCAATATCTTGAATTGTTTTTAAATATTGAAGCAAAACCACCGCCAGTTGCGGTAACAGAAAAATAGATAAATGCCTCGATTTGATAGTAACCAGCAACAGTTGGTGTAAACCGATTAGATGCAAAGTTATTATTAGTGTCAAAATCTTCAGTATCAAAAGTAACTTTTGTAAAAGTGTTTTGCGACATCGTTACTAAAGCACTTCCATAAACACTAAACGCTGGCATATTACCGCTAACCATCGCTGTTCCTGTAACGGATGGCACAGTAACTAAATTACCAGTTCCTGATGCTAACTGTAATACACCGCTATTATCAGCAGATTGAGTAAGTCCGCTTGTGGTTGTTGCCGTTATAACACTAGCCATTATGCTACTCCCTTCGGATACTTAGCTTTAACTGCTAAACAGTCAGCAATGTATTTATCAATCTGTGCTTGGTCGTTCTTTACTACACCATCGATGTAATCGGTGATGGGTGGGTATTCTGCGGCTCGTTTAGCAATATAAGCATGAGCATCTACATAAGCCTGTTCTTGCTCTGCTTTTGCAATTTGTTCGGCAGTCATCGGTACAACGCTTTCAGTTGTTTCGCCCGTTGTTACATTTACAGTAATTGTTTTATATTCCATAATTTACTCGTAAAGAATGTTAATTGAACCAGCATCGAATGTATTTGGTGTTGCACTTGTTAGTCGAACTTGAGTTAGTACACCTGATAATGAAATATTACCAGCGGTGTGGTTGGTATTTCCATTGTTGCTTTGTCCCGTTAATTGACCATTTACTACCCAAACATTTCCTGTTTGATTTACTAAAACAATAGTGCCAGAAAATAATTCTGTAGCAAGCGGGCTACCAGCAACTATAACAAACGAAGAAGAATGGGCGGTGTATGAATTTGACGAAGCCGCTTGTCTAGCAGAATAACCAACATATCCACTTGTTGCAAAACCGCCCGATGTTCCAAGTCTTAACCAATAATCGCTAGTTCCGTCAGTTGACACACCTTGATACATCACAGTAATTCTTTTGACCCAAGAGGGAATGTTAGTAAAGTCAATAGAAGTACCGCTAGTAGAAGCTACAGCAGTACCGCTAACAATTTTAGCTGTTGCAGTATATGTAGAACCATCGGTAGAAAAAGGAATTTGACCAACAGCAGAAGGCGATGCTAAAAGTTGTGATGTTAAAGCAACAGTTCCGCTTGTGGCTGGTAAGTCTAATACAGTAGTACCAGCAACGGCTGGTTCTTGTAATGTAACGCTACCTGAAGTTGAGCCTACTAAAACAATACTCATAATATTACCCACCTTTGTCCTGATGCAATCGTTACAGAGTAACCGCTGTTAATTGTGATTGGCCCAACTGACAGGCAATTGTTGCCAGATGTCGTTGTAATGTTTTCTGCAATCGTGGTGCTGTTATAAGCAATTGCTTTAGTAGCAGCTGATCCAAAGTATTGGCCACCAGCTACGGCTGAGGTTGTAACCGATGTTACTAATCCCTTGCCGTTAACTGTAACTACAGGAATAGAACTAGACGAGCCAAAGGTTCCAGTAGTTGAGTTGACTGTTGCTAATGTCAGAGCAGACGATCCAGCAGAGCTAGTCGCATCACCAGTAAACGCTGGCAGTCTGGCTGCACCGAGTGTGCCACTAGAGATATTGCTTGCGTTAGTGGTGTCGGTTGTTGCTGATGCAACTAAGCCAAGGTTTGTCCTGGCTGTTGATACTGAAGTCAGATCAGAAAGGTTGTTTGCTTTAGCAAGATAGTCTGTGCCGGATACATAGGCTGCTACCCAAGCAGATCCTGTGTATACCTTCATGGCTCCTGATACTGAGTTGAAGTACAAAGAGCCAGCGATTAGAGCGTTGCCATCGTTGTCTAATGTTGGATCGCTAGTCTTGCTACCAAGATATCTGTCATCAAAGTTATCGTATGCGGTTAGCGTTGCATCACGAGCTGCCTCGGCTGCGGTCTGTGCGTTGCCAGCAGATACGGCTGAGGCTGCTGCGTTGGTTGCGTTGGTTGATGCGTTCTGAATAGCAACAATGTTTGTAGCGTTTGTGTTAACCGCTGCAATGTTTGTAGCTACAGTATTAACGTTAGCAATGCCAGAGGCTACTGTGCCGATATCTGTTGCATCCGCTGCTACTGCGGTAACATCCGCAGAGATGCCAGCAACTGTGCTGACACTAGCAGACACGCCAGCGACTGTAGTAACGTTGCCTGAGATACCAGCAACAGTTGTAACGTTAGCGCTGATGCCAGCAACTGTGGTTACATTAGAGCTGATACCGGCTACTGTGGTTACGTTACTAGATACTCCAGCAACTGTATTGACGTTAGAGATATTGCCAGCAACTGTGTTAACGCTTGCTATATTTGTAGCGACAGTATTGATGTTTGCTGACTGAGCCGCGACTGTGGTTACCGATGCAATACTTGGGCCAGCCTCTGGGTTACCAGTTGTTGCGTTAAACGCTAGGACTGTACCAGCACGAGTTGCCTTAGCTGGCAAGGTCATGTTGATGTCTGTAGGATCTACTACTGGAGCCTTGAGGCCACGCTCTGCGGTCTCGGCTACTTGCTGTGCGTAGATGGTCTGTGAGTCTAGGTCAGTATTAAGGGTGCTGGCGAACAAGTCACCGCCTGTCGTATAGTCGCTAGTGCGTTGAATTGCTCTTGCGCCAACAATCGTAATATTGCCTGTGCCAGCGGTTACTAGGGTAATTGATCCTGTGCCGTTAGCATTGATGGTTACGCTGTAATCTGTGGTCAGAGTCAGCAATGTACTGCCCCGATATACAGCGATATCGGTATTGGCAAGAATTTCAAACGTAAACGAGTATGGCCCGACACCAGTATTGGTGTAGACCACTCGTCTTGCTACGTTAGATATCGCATAATCAGCCATAATATTTCCCTAATCTAGTTGATTTTTTCATAAAAGTCTATCGCTTGTAGTTCCCATATTCACGCTTTAATTGCTCTACATCTCTTAGAGCCTCGGCAAGATCGGGGTCTTCTGCAATTAATGTTTTCTTAGCCATGCTATATCGATCCGATATCTCTTTTTTAATAATTGCCTGTGCAGCGCCAAGATTGGTAAGAGCCTTTTCCTCTAGGTTTGGTCCAAGATTTTCAATTGCCTTTGCTAATATTCCATCTTGGGTAGCCAGTTCAATCCAGCGGTTGTACTGAGTGGCAGACAATTCAATACCCTCAATACTCTTATCTGGGCCATCAAGTGGAACACCATACTCAACCAATACAGCGTGAGCTGGGCTAAACTTTCCATCAGCTAACTTGAATGGGTTAAACATTTCATAAAGGTTACCTTTTCCAACCTTTTGTACGTCACCAGTAATTGGGTCATACTGACGTGGCAAGCTATCGGATGTCAAAGAATTGCGAGACTTGTAGTAATTGACAGCCTCATAGAATCCACGCACAGCCGCATCCATACCAGAAAACTCTGTACTCATTTTCTCTGGCATTGTATTTGATCTGGTTGGGTCTACAATGCGTTCAACAGATGCCACAAATGAACTATGAGCGCCTAATGGGGAGCCACCAACAGCAAACTCTGTTACTTGTTTGCTTGTGTTTTTAATAAAATCATAAAGTTTTGATGGGCCATCTTTAGAGCCAGATGTAAATATTTTTACAACCTCATTAAGTCCTTGGATCGCTGGCTGCTCTGATAAGTATTGATATACACCAAGAGCAGAACCCATTGCCATCTTGTCTAAATCAGATCCACGTCTAGTCAACTGTGCATACTCACCAGCCGTAGCACCGATTCCAAGCAATGTAGCAATTGGCTCTAGGCCAGCATAAGAAATATATACTTTGTCTGGGCCATATTTAACTGACGTAATCTTTTCAAACTCAGCCAACAAGTCTGGGTCAACGTCAGACTTGTTAAACATAAATGAAAATGGCTGCCATCCAGTTCCCTCTAGCGCCTTCTTATCTTCTCCACGCATTGGGCCATAGCCTGTCAACTTACCTTCAAATACACCAGCACTTACTGAATACATCATTGCACCGCCAAGGGTAACACGAGCCATTGCTTGGTCTCTGCGAATACCGCCAGCATTGTAGTCTCCCCAGAATCGTGGGCTTGCAAAGTTTAAGCCTGGAGTTCTAGCAAATGCCTCTAGAGCAATGTTGGTTGGGGTCTTAATAAATGGTACAAATATCTTAATTAATGGATATTGAGCAACTGACTGCATACCCTGTAATGATTTCTCTAGTTCACGAGTAAACGTAACTGTACGAGATACAGCCTTAGCGGCCTCATCAACATCTGGGGTAGGATTAGCAAGCAAGCTGGCAGTTAAGTCGGATGCTTGTTTAGCTGCATCGTCTGGAGACAAGCCTGTTTGTATTAACTTCTTATACATTCTATCGCCCTCTCGGACTGCAAGAGCATTCAATTCCATACGATAGCCAACTGCTTTGTAGAACTCATCCTCTGCCATAAGCGCTCTGCCAGGCAATGTAACGAACTTGCCCCAATAACGTAACGCATTACTAAAGGCTTTGCCTGTCTCAGAGTCACCAAAGTCAATGTCAAATGCATCTCGCCCAACTCGGCCAGTTTCAATCTTAGTGAATGGATCGGTTGACGTATTCTTGACAAATGCAGTAGCAGCTATTTCTCCACCTTCTCTGATACCTTGCAAGAACCCAGCAGCTTGAGCATATACCTCATTCATTGAGATAGCCTCTTCGCCACCCTTGAAAAATAGGTTTCTGCCTTTTCCTATAAAGGATGCAACGGCTCGCTCTGGCATCTGTAATGCGCCAAAGAATAAGTTACCCGCAATATTCTTTGCGTGGGTTACTGGGCTAGACAATAGACCATTAATCCAAGTTGAGAACCATATGTCTTTCAATGTCCCAGATATTGTTTTTTCTGCAAGGTCTCCCATAGCAGATTTGCTTGATAGGGCTGTGTACTTGTTAGCCAAATCAAATGCAGAATTAATACCACCGGCTTCAGTCATGAGACCAGAAAGCATCTCACCTCTATTTACTGATGACTGTCTAGCTTGGGAGAAGATACCGAGGGATCTAGCAATATCAATTTGCCTACCCTTGACGGCCTTAACAACAACTCCTTCATAAGCAATGGCCTGTAAAAACTGAGAGGATAAATCATCTGTTAATTCACCATCTTTTTTGGCTTGCTTAACTTTTAACCCAAGGTCATAGGTTCTCTTGCTGGCATCAGACTGAACCAACAGCATCTTGTATGCTTTGCCGTAGTCAGCCTCTGTGGCCACGCTTGGATCTAGCAGTCTGGCAACAAATGCCTCATCGTATCCTTCAGCGGATGCCTTAGCAGCAAAATCTGTATAGCTAATTCTTTCAAACTTATCTGCGCCAACTGACCTAGCAACAGCCTCAATGTGCTGTTTAAAAGTGTCTGGGCCATCAATTAAATCTAGATTAAATACAGTCTCCGGCACACCAGCTGCAACCTCTGTTGGTGTGGGTGAGGGTTTACCCGTAGTCGGCATGGATGGGGTAGCTTTTTCAATAGCCTCTGCCTGTGCTGGTTTGGCCTCTTTAATGACTGTATAAGGGCCTACTTTCCCTGTCTCTGTACCTTCGGGTAGGATAGGTCTTTCTGTGCGCTTAGGAGCCTTTTTAACTGCCCTCCTAATCATTGATTCAAACCCAGCTACTAGAGTTGGCTCAAACTCAGGATTCTGATCTGTTAGCGCAACTGGGTCTACTGGCTCGGATTCTGGTGGCAGCGCAGCAACATCTTGCTCTACTGTAGAGAGCTCATCTAAGCGCTCGTTTAATGGCTTTATAGACATTATTTATTATCCTCTTGTTGCACAGCAGCACCACCAGCGCCAATGGCAAATAATGGTTGACCTTTAGTTAATACTGATTCTTTCATTTTAGGGGTAACGTCAATATATTGAACAGATGGATTATCGCCAGCTAGAGCCTTAATTGCGTCAACCTTAGTTGCATATGAGTTGTAATTTATTCCATCACCAGAATCAACAAGGTATTTTCCATTTTCAAATATGATTTGATTTTCAATGTTTACATTGCTTGTTGTTATGTTGGTCATGCCAGTTTTAGCATCCCACTTTTTGGCATACTTGTCTAAGAATTTGGGTAGGATTTGGTCATAAAACTTTTTCATTCCTTCGCCACCGACTTGCAAATCCAATCCGTCATAACTATGCTCATTTCCTGATTTATTAGCAAAGTCATCTTTAACCTTTTCGGCTAAGTCTTTTCCTACATACTCATCTAAATTTCTTAAATCAGGAACTGTTTTATATATTGCTAGTTTGCCGTTTTTATCAGTAGCCTGAATAGTAAAAACAGACTGATCTCTTTTAATAGTAATGTCTTGAATTTGTTTGCTCAAATCATAACGCTCGGCCTGAGTCTTTCCAGTAGTAAATGCTACTCGGTCATAGCCACCTTCCGCGGCTAACTGAATAGCACGTTTCATAGCAAGTTCATGCCATGTGGTTTTGAATGGAGCATCTGGTACAGTTCCCATTTGCTTTAAAAGCTCATCTTTTTTGCGCCATAAAGCAGAAAACTTTTCTTCATCAACAATCTGATTTGTTACTGGATCTCTAATATCAGCTAGATTTGACATTTGCTCCTCAATGTCAAGAATCTGTTTTTCAACTTCTAGATTTTTGTATCCTCTTTTGCGCCCAGTTTGGTGCCAATCAGACTGTACCTCTTCTACGAATAGCACTTTCTTGCCGTCAGTATCTACTCGGTCATTGACTCGGAGATGGGCTAGGATATTGGGTTGGTCAAAGTGGCTCGATTGATAGGTCTGTGATTTTATTTGGTCTTTTAGTGATTGTGCCGCTTCCTCTGCTTTATCTCTAAGTTTTCTTGATTCTGCAACTTTTTGATACAACGCAGCGTTGTTAGGGTCTCCAGGATTTAACTCACTTGCAGATTTCCATTGCTCCATTAAATTAGCAGTTTGTAACCTTAAATCCCCCGCCACTTTTTGAGCAGAGTCTAATTCAGTTTGCCCACGAGTAGGCAAAGTCAACAATATCTCTCGATAGTTCTCGCCACCTGGTAAAGTGTATTTAGAGAACTTAGGCAACTCACCGCTATATGTTGCTGTTTTGTTATCAAGATTTACCTCTTGCACATCAACTCGGTTCTTGTCCAAGAACTCTTGAACCTCAGCCTTAGTAACGGATTTCTTGGATTTTAAGAAGTCATCTAACCCAGTCCATTTAATCTCTTCTGGCTTTACTCCGGGTGTCTTCTCAATCTGTTTTAAGAACTGCTCACCAGTTCCCTTGGGTTGTTGGATAGAATTAACTGCCTCTTTAGCTGCTGAGTAAAAGCCAAGTTCGCCAACACCCTCGCCTACCATCTGCGTACTCATGCCAACTGGCATATTCTTGGTGGCTTTTACAGCCTTGGTAGCGCCTTTAACCACCTTTGGCACATCTAGCAATCCTGGTGCTGGCAAGAACTCCCCAACAGCTTGTGCTACATCAACTGTCTTTTGGCGCTCTGCTGCATTTGGTGCGTTAGCTGGTACAACTTGTGGCAAGGTATTGCTTTGCAAAACCTCTTCAGAAGTTGGGAACATACGCTTTCCCATTACAGCCTCTGCACCTTCTTGATTAATCAAGTCAACAATAGAGCGGATGTCTCCAGGCAATCCAATCGCAGCGCCTGTAGCACCACGCATTGCGCCAGCCAAGGTATCCAATAAAGCAATTAATGGCTTATCTAAACCGCCAGCCTTTGCTGACTGTTGAGGAGTAACACCAGCTCTGCCAAGACGAACCCCAGTTTGTGGAACGTCAGACGTTATTGGCCCAGCAGCCAACATCGTATCCTCTACAGGCATCTCGGTTGGCAAGACAAAGTCTTTAGCCAAGTCATCCATAAATCGCTGGTCAATCATTTTTGAATAATCCTTACTTGTCTCATAATCTTTTTGCGAATATCTTCGTTATCAATGCCAGCTCGTTTTAAATCTGCATCAGTCCATTTTTCGTTATATTCAATTTTATTATCTGTAGAAACTCTTTTAAGCTCTTCTCTAGCTGTTGTTTTTGCAGTAACAACATCAGAAATTTCTTTCTGTTTAACAAGAGTTTGGGCAGCATCCATAGCATTAAATGCTGTTCCAGTATCTAATGCAGTTTGTTTCATTTGAGCTAATGTTGCTTTTGCTCTAGATGATTTTGCTTTGGAATCCTCAAGACCTGGAGACATCGGATCATTAATGCCAAGAGTGTTGTCAATAAACTGTCTAGCAGCGCCCATGTCTTTCTCGTTGCCACGAGCAATTTTTTTGAGAGTGTTTGCCTGTCTCCAAGATATCTGACCATTCTTAGCAAGGGTATCTATGTCATTCTCGCCCAACTTACCTCTGTCAGCCTGTGACTCAAATGTTCCATAGTTCTGTGGATTAGCACCAGCCAAATCACCATTGAGCCAAGCCTTGCGCTTTTCGTCTGGCAACGTAATGCCTAATGCTTTAGTCCTTCTGTAAGCCTCTGAGCCACTAATTTTGCCAGCATATAAATCATCTTCAATCGTATTTAATTCATCAACATTTTTTGATGCATTTAACTTACTAGCACGATCCCACATAACAGCTTCTTCACCAGCTCTTTCAATATATGCTTTCTTGAGCCTATCTCTATCAATTGTTTTCATTACTTCTGACAACTTACCAAAGTTACCAGACTCAATGAGTTTAATTGCTTGGGATGGGGTATCGGCAAATGTAGGGCTTAGCGTGTAATCAACAACAGCGTTCAATACTCTTTTATTAAAGTCTTCTCTGGTTGATTTAACAAACTCAGGATTTCCTGTTTCCATAGCAATGTCAAATACTCTAACACGCTCAAGTTGTATACGATTTGCTAATATTTTTGGATCGTTTTCTGCTTTTAACGTATCAGCAATAATTGTTGCTGACGATGCTATTAAATTATCAGCCAAAGCAATTTTTTCCTGAACAACAATCTTTGCATAATTTTCAGTAGCTTTGACATATACTGCATTGCCAGCGGTAGCCATTGAGCTTCTGAACTTTAAACCTTCTTCAGCATCTACAGCGCTAATTGCTCTAGCATATCCAGAAGTTAATGATTTAATTGTTGTTTGCACCTCATTTAAACCAAGCGCACCAGTATCTAAAGATGCACTTAATCTAGATAATTCTTGACGGCCAATAACCTCTAATTCATTCCGCAACTGACCAGCTTGTACTTTTCTAGCGGCATCACCAAATACTGTGCCTGGTTGTGCAAACAGATCAGATGGACTTTTGCCTTCTTTCATAGCCGTCATTACTTGCTCTGCGCTAGGCATATTCTCAGCGCCATACTGCAAGCCTTCTCTTTGTGCTTTTTCGGCAGCCTCTTTAAATGCAAACCCAGCCAACCGATCCAAGGCAGAATTAATCCCCTGAGTCATGGCTACAGACTCTTTAATGTTGGCAAAGTCTAGACGTGGAACATCTGCTGGCAAATAGCCAGTTGGTTGGTAGCGTGGAAGTTCTGCCATAATTTATGCCGTAGCAAAGTTAGGTGTTGATTGCATAGTTCCACCACCACCTCCACCACCTCCTCCACCACCACCGCTAGGAGCGCCACCAATCTTGGCATAAGTAAATGCTGCTTGACCCAACTTACCAGCGGCATCAAAGTATCCAGCCTGTTCAGCAATTTGTCCAGCGCCTTCATATAGACTTGCTTGAATCAAACCGCTACGTTTTGCCATATCTGCATTTTGCAAAGCAAACGTAAATTCTTTGCCACCTTTGGTATTGTTAATTGCTTGGATTAATCCAGCTGATCCCTCAAAGCCTTGTGTGCCACCAGCAAATCCA